TGGTACAAGTGTTGCTTGTCTCTGTATAAATTCGTTGTTGAGAAAGATACACTGCTTTGTGTTACAGTATTTGTATGACCCATCCAACATTGTTTCTCGTATCTCTTCTGCGTTCTCGTTCTCAAAGATTTGTTCCAAACTATGTTCGTGTAGATTGCCAACGGGTGCTGGTAACCATGCCTGGCAATCACACAGATAGACATCTCCTAACTTATCAACGAGCACTGTACTAAACGGTTTGTTACAAATAGCACTGAGGTTTAGATCCTTTTTGGTATCTATTCCATACCAGGCAAACTTCTGTTCGTCTATATTCATTTGATCTTGTTTGGATTAGTGATGAGGTCTAGAGTGATCACCTCATCAGGAGATGCCACATATGTGTCATTTTTTTGGTCTTGCTGTGTTGTATTTTTCGAAGGTGCATTCTTTAACCTACGCATGTCTCTCTTGTGTTGCTTACGTAGTTTCTTCTCACCTCGTCTGTTTTTGTAATCGTGATGTATTGCCATTTTAAACGCCTCATGCAAATATAATTATCCATTCTGCATACACTTAAATATAAAAAATGAAAGTTGCAATAGCATTACCATCTGCCCATAGGCACCATTATAAATTGAAGTTAAAAGACTTTCATGAAGGAATACGCAAGTGCGGAGATGAATCTATCTTAGTTGACCGCATGCCGGACCCTAGGAGATATGACACAGCGGTCATTTACGGAAGTTTCAAAACATACAGGACGTCACTGCATCATAAGATTAAAAACAGTATCAGCACACGTTTTAAAAAGTTCGTTCAGTTCGAGACTCCAGTGATAGGAAGAAACGCAAGGATAACAGATCACGAGCACGTGAGAGCCGGAGTCAATGGCTTCTTGTGGGATGAAGCAAAATGGGGATTCGAACATATTGACCACGAACGTTATAAAAAAGTTTTTGCTGAATGTGGAGTAGATCCAAACGTCTCGTGGAAACAGCGAGGAGATGATGTTGTGATATGTATGCAGAACCCCGGAGATGCCAGCCTGAGGGGCAAGGACATTTTTGAATGGTGTGAAGAAACCATAATCGAACTAAAAAAACATACCGACAGGCGAATAGTCATCAGACCACATCCGTTGCCGCGGCACGAGGACGAAAGAAGATACAAAGTGATTCAAAAGACATTTGACAATGTTGAAGTGGTGCAAAATATGTTACCGAATAATCTTAGACCGTTGGAGGATGACTTTAACAGGGCATGGTGCGTGGTAACATTCAGTAGCGGCAGTGCCGTCGATGCCGTGCTGGCAGGCATACCAAATATAGCCTGTGACAAAGGTAACATGGCCTACGAAGTCAGTTCGATATCTCTTTCAGATATTGAGTCGCCCTATATGGATGACAAACTTGATTGGATCAAAAAAATAAGTATGTGTCAGTACAGTAAGAAAGAACTAGCCGACGGAACATGTTGGCAACACATTAGGAAAAGCATATGATAACTCATCACCTCAGTAATGGTTGCAGTTTTAGTACAAAGAAGACTTACAACAGTTGTCATCAATATCTTGGAGAAAAATTAGGCATTGGCCCTACTATAAATTTAGCAAAGGGCGGAAGAGGCAATCGCCGTATAGTCAACACAACCATGAACTGGTTTTATCAGAATCCCGAAAGAATGAAAGACACCTTCGTGTCTGTTGGTTGGACCACTGCTTTTCGATATGACTACACCAGCACAATGAAAACTCCAAAAGAGAAACAAGGTGGATTGAAAGGAGAACTGTTAAAGTTTTCCTACCAATGGGGCACTTGGCAACTTTGGCAACATGATTTTTTTATGAGAGACAAAGACTTTGATCTTGAGTTAGACAGCACAGTCAAACTATATGAGGAAATATTAATGTTGCAGATGTTCTTACAGCATCACAAGATTCCTTACGTGTTCTATTGGGCACTCAGCAACGACTTACCAGAGAATGATGTAAACGGAAAACAACGTCCGGACCTGGCACTTTTCAAAAAGCAGATAGACACAAATCGATTTTTTAATTTTGAGGCTTCATCACATGTGAAAGACAATGTGCAGATGCAGATCAAAAACAGAAGCAGTGCAGACCACAAAGTTCAAGTGTCAAACGAGGATTATGTGCAGAGTCAGTTTGAATACGTGGCAAAAAACGGATGGACTAAAAGTGAAAATGATGGACACCCTAATCAGCAAGGTCATCACATGTGGGGACAACTTCTCTATGAGTTTGTAAATGCTAGGAAACTTTTATAGTTTTTGGTAGGTACTGTGAATTTATTTCCTGTGTCTTTGACATGAACTCCGCTCTGTGCTCGTCTCGCCATTTAAATTTTGCTCTGCTACACGTGTTACATATCATATTTTTTTTCCTGTCCGAATACTGCTTACTGTAAATCATGTTGTGATATTCTCTTAATCTATCCCATACACCTTCTATTCCTATTTCAAAAACATTTCCAAAGTTTGTCTGCTTGGTGGCATCATCGCAACACAATACAGCAGTGCCGTCCACCATTACTTCGAGCCTACGCAGGATCTTTCCATGAACCATTGCACAGCCTTGCACGAATTTATCTTCGTTGATGGTCATTCTCACACCATCGTCTTCGAATTTGTTGTAGGTCAATCTATTCTCCAACCATCCGACTTTCTTTTTTACTCTACCGAGAGTCAGTGCCTGTAGTTTTTCTATCACAGGACCGTATTGTTTCCTTGTCGGGTGTTGTATTTTATTTTTTACTCCTATCACCATTTTTTGACTCAGTTCGGGGTAAAGTTTTTGTACCATGCGTAATCTTGCCTGTGTCACATTCCAGTCGAGGTCCATGTATTCTCTTATCTCTTTTTCGTTGTAACCAATTATCGAGATGTTAATGTTAGCAAGATTTTTTATGTATCTTTTCATTATGTCGCATTTTTTCTCTGAGAAACTTACAGCGTTTGTCGTGATGATGACTTTTAGATCGTGCTTTTCGGCAAGTTCAAAAACCAATTCCAGGTCTTTGCAAACCAAAGGGTCAGAGTACCTCCATGGTTGTATGGTTGCCTTCATTTTTGGAACTTTGTGTTTTTCAAGTCCTGCCGCGAACTGTCCTATCAGTTCTTCGATCTGTGGCCCTGACATCTTTTGTCCTCTGTATTCTTTGTCCTCTTGCAAGAATGTGTAAGGACAACAGAAACATTTTGCGTTGCAGAGATTGACTGGTTCGAACGCCAATTCCACTGGTGTTGGCAGTGTTTGATCTATCATGCTAATATTTAATGTTATTTGGTGACTCTGAAAGCGGCCTGATACATGCAGGTTCTTCTTATGGGTGCAACTCCCCGATCGAACTCTCTCAACCATTCGTTCAGTGCCAACCATTCGTGTTTGTACCAGTTGGACATTTTTCCTGAACCTCGGAAGTTGGCTATTTCGTCGAACACCAAGATTGTTTCCGGCACTATCCTGTCGTTGAGTTTGTTCAGCACAGTTTTTGCTGACGAGTAAAGGTCGCTGTCTATGTGTACATATGCCATTGGTCCTTTGTGTTCTTGTAGCCATGTATCTATAGTATCCTTGAACCATCCTTTGTGGCATTTCACATTGGGAGGAAAATTTGGTATGTCCACGGTCATGTCTCCCTTTTGGTATCTGTTACCTCCATCATGCCATTCCTCTGGTAGTCCTTCCCAACTGTCGAATGCGTGTATTTCCTGATCGGGTTTTGCCTCTAATAGGTATCCAATGGTTTGTCCCTCACGAACACCGAACTCTGCCCAGTGTCCTTCTATCCATGGATCCTTTGCTGTGTCATGCATCCATTTGCGTCTTGTCTCTACCACATCAAACTTTCTTGGTTCTGATGCATCTGGATTTCGATATACCACAGTCAATGGTGAGTATACCATGTCAGACATCAAGGAATCATTATGGTATTTGTCTTCCGCGTGTGTTTTCAATGTCAGCCTTAGATGTTCATACACCGTCACCGCGGCGTGAACATATTTTGGATTCATTGTGTATTCTAACGTTGGCATGTGTTGAGTATACAACAGAATTAGTTGTGATGCAAGTATTTTTCTAGCCTAAATCCTTTTACATCGTAGCACTCGAGGTATTCGGAATTGTTACTGTGCCGTACGGTGCCTTGACCCCACACCACATCATGATCTCTATATGCGAATGCTCTCTTTATGGTGACATCTATGTATTGTCCATTACCAACTCCTAGTGTGAGGAATGTCACATACTTGCCTTTGTCGCCACGGAACACCCGTCCGTTTGCTATCATGCCCGCGAACTCGACCTTGTCGAGGTATAACTCTTTCACGTACATGCCCGGCATGAAATCTCTCGAACTCCACCACCCATACTTGCGATATTGGAACTCTGGTGTGTCCCAATGGTCGGACTTGCTTGGTGTGACCACTTCTATGCCCACACGCTTGGCCTCTGTCCTGTACACCCATCGCTTGTATGATCCCTGACAGTGCTTCAGGCACGATTGCCAAAATTTCTCTTTGTTGTGTACCTTCTGGTATGCCAACGCCCATATCAGTCTGCCGAGGTTCACCGCGTGTGCCCTACACAGACCAAATCCCGACAACGACTGTAACATTGTTATGATCTCATCCTTGCGTGGATCATTGCCCAGCCTTGTTATAAATTCCATTATCTTTTCTTCGTTCTTTTTTGCGAACGCTCTCCTGTACATGTCGGCCTCATACTTGTCGATGTTCAGTACCTCGGATATTCTGTCTATGGCGTCGTCCTCGTACACTATCGTGTCGCTCATGCGTTCCTGTGACCAGTCATGAAACATGGTTGCTTTCTTTCGTCCGGATATGGCCACTGGCCTTATCAGTGCTGTGGCGAACACACAGTCCTTCATGCTCTTTGGTTGTATGGCCCTGAACAGTCTCCTCATTGCCGGACTCTCTGCCTGCGTTACTCCCAATACATCTCCTCTGCACAGGAGGTCAGATGTGGCCTGGTCCTCTTCCGGATAGTCAGCCAATCGCGTGGTGGGATCTATCTCCAACAGTTGGGACAGACCACGGTTGGCCAGTATGTCCACCTTGAGGTGTTCGAGGTCCTCCACTTCGTTCTTGTCTAGCAGTATTTGATTTTCAGCCGTGAATAGGCTTTTGGGTAATTGTCTTTGAAACATCAGTATTCCTCCGCAGTGTTTTGATATGCATCTTTTTTTGCCTTTAAGTTTGTTCTCTATGCGCCTTGCTTCGATTGGATCAACACCAACCGATTCATATGTAAACCTGCGAGGGAGATTACCCTTGGCACCCAATCGCTTTGCCGCTTCACGCCTTGCCGACTTATCTTGATAGAGCACGTAGTTTGATATTCGGGCAGACTTTCCGGGCCAGCGATCAAATATTCTCTGCATGACCTCCGCCTGACGATAATGGGGGAAATCAATATCAACGTCAGGTAGGTCGTCTCTGTTGGGATTGAGAAATCTTGCCACGGGTATTCCCCACTCCACAGGATCTACATCTGTTATGCCAAGCAGATAGCAGACAAGGGACGATCCGGCAGAACCTCGGGTCATGTGTGGTATGTCCCTGGTGATTGCCATTATGTCACATATTTGGATGAAGTAGTCTACGAATCGTAGTTGAAGGATGAGTTGAGTTTCCTCGGCTAGCCTATGCGTGTATTCTTCTGTGCCTGGACATTGCCTAATGAATCTATCGTACAGCCTTGTGATGTCGTTTAGTTGTTTGTCTTTTTTCATGCCTATGTTTGCCTGTATTGCCTTGAGCAATTTTATTTATTACTCGCGACAAACAGACAAACAAAAATAGGCAGTTGTAATTGTGCTTTATGAGAGGTCAACAAGTAATCTTACGCAAAATTACTGCTTTCGCTGTTGAAAAAATTTACGCTTACGCAAGTTTGTTTTGGATGTCCGCAATTACCATTTCATACAAAGATTCGTTGTTAGGATGGTAATCTTTCATTCCCGGTATGCTTTCAAGCAACTTACATCTTTCGATCACGCTGTCGAGATACCTCACGTTTTCTTCTTTGTCAAACAAAGCGTTTAATACAGACTGATCCTTTACGTGTTTGCTCAATGAATAACATTTGTGAAAAGGATTCTCGGATAACATTGCCTGGTACATAGGTCGCATTGTGGATAGAACACAGTTGTCGATGAACGCTGTTGTCATGTTTAGGTTACAAAGGTCACCTATCTTTTTTTGTAGTACGGCATGATAACTGTACAGTAGGTCTTCAAGCAATAGATTTATTCTATCATACGTCTTGTGTTTTGCCATTTGCTTAATTGTCTCGTCCTCTGATGATCCTCTCAAGCACTCGCTGTAATAGACAAAACAGTTTATGTTTTTAAATTTTTCGGACAGCAACTTAATATCATTTATAGTAGTTGCATTGATCTGACTGTTCCAGTTGCCCTGCACTGCCGCATTGACAATTAATTGACTTGGAAATGTTTTGTTTAATAAGGTCTTGAAATACCTGTTATCACACCAACTGTCACCGTTTATATAAATGACACTATTGTTCTTCATCTGAATGAAGTTCGTTCAGCAATTCTCTTAATTTGTTTCCTTCAACATTCGCTTTGACCTTGCCTACCGAATCGCCCTTTCTTGGATCTATATCCTTGTCGGGTCTTGCATCTGTTGGTGCACCGCTTGGTGTAATTTTGCTTTTTTGTTTGAGGTTATCATATATTGTTGAAGTTTGTTTTTTAAACTGTTGGTACTCTGGATCCTCTGCTAGGTCTCTTATTCTTAATGTGTCTATGTCAAATTCCAAATCAATTTTTTGTCCAACACCAGAACTTGATCTTGTCTTCATAAATTGTATTTGATATCTGCCACGCTCTTTCATTGCCCTGGATGTAAAAATACCAACAACGTTATCTGCTGTTTGCACTTTCGATAATCCTCCAGCAATGTGAGAATGATCAAACTCGATCTCTTCGACTGATGCCCTGTTAAGTTGCGATGCCGTGGCCATTATAATGTTTGATTCTGTTGCAAGATTTCTTAATTCTTCAGAAACATATTTGTCCTTTATAAAAAGATCCGCGGGAGACACACGTTTAGATTTTGGCATCATGAGATCCAAATAATCTATCAGTATACAATCAATATTTTTCTTTTGTTTTAATTGCAATTCTTTTATGTACGCTTTGAGATCGTTCACGTTGCTACCACTTGGCAGATATTTTATCTGTATACCACCTGATTTCTTTGACATCATTTTGACTTTCATTTCAACGTTCTCGATATCTTTCATTACTTGCCTAGTTGGTATGTTTGCTAACATCGAATCCAATCTCATTGCCACTAACTGTTCACTCAACTCAAACGAGATGTACGCACAGTTCAAGCCAGCGGTTGCCCAGTTGACTGCTAGATTCTGTAGGAATAAACTTTTGCCTGCTCCTGATCCACCTGCAAATATGTTTAACTCACCTTTGTTGAACCCACCATATAACTTCTTATCAACATTGGGCCACCCTGTGCTGACCTGCCCGTTGGAGTTTTTTAAAGCCTCCAACCTACCTCTTGGATCCTCGAAGTAATCTGTACCTAAGTCTTTTGTAAGACTAATGCTAACTGCTTGTTTAATTTTATCTTCTACTGGATTGTAATCGCCCTTTTCAAGTAGATCCGCTGACTCTAAAATCGCTTTTTCCATTGCTTTGTGTCTTGAAAAGTTTTCAAACTCATCAAGCAACCAAGTGAAATGACTTGGATCGAGATCCTTTGCTGATTTCAGTTTGATTTCGTGTTTAGCATTTACTTGATCAACATCGGGCATCACTTTGTATTCATCCGAATATTCTTTTACGAACTTGGCTATTGGTTGTAGTTTTCTTTCAAAATGCACAGGATCAAAAATATTCTGTGCCCTAGCAAACGATTCGGCATCTGCCAAGAACATTTCTAGATATAATTTTTGTACATCAAACGAATAATCAGCCATACATCTTTCTCTTTAAATCTATTTTCAATTTACTTGACTCTGTTGTTTTTAGTATTGATTGTAAAGTAAACAGCCTGCCATATTTTAACACAGCATCTGCCACATCGCCAACCGTTTTATCCCATTCTGGAAAAGCAACGCTCCATCCAAATTCCAATGCCTGGTCTACTAATTTTTGTCCTC